CTTGTTTTATTGTTTTTTTACCATTCTTTTCAATCTTGGTAAAAGAATATACTAATAAATTAAAACATAATATAAAATTAACACAATACTCCAAAAAACTTAACAAAGTTCTTATCTCACAATCACACAATTCATTATTTTATCAAGGAAATGTAAAAGATGGGGCAAAAACTTTAACAAAAGAAGTTACAGAATCAATCAATACTGATAGATGTTCGATTTGGTTATATAATTCAGATAAAACCTCAATTATTTGTCAACAACTTTATATTAAAAAAGAAGATGAATGGTATAGTGGGGCGGAAATGTACAAAAAGGATTTTATCGCATATTTTGAACACTTAGAAATCAATCCGATTATTATTGCAAACAATGCTGAAACCCACACCGCAACATATTGTTTTGTTGAAGGGTATTTGAAGCCCCTTGGTATTAAATCTATGTTGGATGTTCCAATTATGTACAGAGGTGATGTAATTGGTGTTGTGTGTATTGAGAGTAAAACATTAAGGGAATGGATTGGATTAGAAGTTAACTTTGCTCAAATGTTATCCTCATTATATTCTTTTGCGTATTCGGTTAAAGAAAGTAATATTTTGAGAGGTAATTTACAAGAGTTTGAAAAGTTTGTTGATACATCTGTTTTAGTTTCTAAAGCTGACAATAAAGGTAAAATAACATATGTTAATAAAAAGTTTGAAGAGGTGTCTGGATGGTGTTTAGATGAAGTAATAGGAAAAGACCATAGTATTGTTAATTCGGGTAAACATTCCAAGGAGTTTTGGGCTAATATGTACAAAGATGTTGTCGTTGATAAAAAGATTTGGAATGAGGTTGTTACAAATAGGGATAAAAATGGTGATTTATATTGGGTTGATTCATATATAAAAGGTGATTTTGATGAAAATGGTAAGTTTTTAGGGTATATGTCAATCAGATATGATGTTACTGATGTAAAGAAAAAAGAAATTGAGATTCGAAATAGAATGGTAGCAATTAATACATCCAATATGGTTATTGAGTTTGATTTAGATGGTAAAATAATATTTGCAAATAAATTATTTTGTGAAAAAATGGGGTATGAAGAAAAAGAACTTAAAGGTAAACATCATAAAATTTTTGTTTCAAAGGAATATTCAAAATCTCCTGAATATAAAGAGTTTTGGAAATTGTTAAAAAGTGGTGAATATGTTTCGAATGAGTTTCCAAGATATACGAAGGATAAAAAACAAGTTTGGATTCAAGCGTCATATAATCCTGTATTTGGTGTCGATGGTAAAGTTCAACGAGTAATGAAAATTGCAACTGACATAACTGAAAGGATAACACAATCAATAGAAATTGAGAAAAAGAACACTTATTTAGAGCACGCAGCAAAGATTCTAAGACACGATATGCACTCAGGTATTAACACATACATACCTAGGGGAGTTAGTTCATTAGAACGAAGATTAACTATTGAACAAATAGAAGAGTTAAAAATATCAGCACCATTTAAAATGATTAAAGATGGGTTGAGCCATGCTCAAAAAGTTTATAAAGGTGTTTATGAATTTACAAACTTAGTTAAAAAAGATGTTGTATTAAATAAAACAGAATGTAATTTAAAAGATATTTTAGAGAGTTATTTATCTACAACTTCATACAAAAGTCAAGTTCAAATAGACGAGTTAATAACTAAAGATGTGAACGAATCATTGTTTTGTACATCTATTGATAATCTAATACGAAATGGTTTGAAATATAACGATTCTGATACAAAGTTTGTTAAGATATTTATGGAGGGGGATTTGTTAATAATACAAGATAATGGTAGAGGAATCACCCAACAAGATTTTGACCATTTATCAAAACCATATACAAGAAAAGAAGGACAAAAAGAAAGTGGTACAGGATTAGGGTTAAATATTTGTGTCGCAATTTTAGAAGAACACGGATTTAAAATTACTTGTGAAAAAAATGAAATTGGTACTAAAATGAAAATAAACATAAAATAAAAAAAAACAAAAAATGATTGATACGTTAATGTTGGTAGATGATGAGGACTTGTTCCATTTAGTTTTTGAAGACGCTTGTTCTTTATTAGATATTAGTTTGTCACTAAAATCTTTGAATAGTTCTGATGAAGCCGCTAAACTTTTTCAAAAATGGTTGAATAGTGATTTTTCAGATAGACCTGAGTGTGTATTCGTTGACTTAAATATAATCGGTTCTTCCTTTGATGGAATAGAATTGATTAGAAAAATTAACTTTGAGTACGGTAATAATGTGGTTATAGGGATTATATCTTCTTCTAATGAACCTGAAGAGCAAGCAAAAGCTGTTCAAGCTGGAGCACAATTTTGGATTATAAAATCTGATGATATTGAACCTAGGTTAGAAGAATTCAAAAAAGATTATGAAGGGTATAAAAAAAGAACTGCCCCATTTAAGGTTTATAAATAATGAAATTTAACAAGGAAACAAAACAAGAGTTAATTGAGTTACTCGAAAATAAAAATATTGGTTTAGAAGGTAATATTTTGAAGATTATTGACTCTTCAGATGACCCTGATTTTACCAAATATTTAGAGAATTGTAAGGATAAAGATAAAGAAACAAGAAAAAAGAGATTAGAAATAACAAAACAAGTTCAGGAAAAGAACAAAGATTTGATTGAAGTTAATGCTGAAAATCAAAGGATAATGGGTGAACTCCAAGAAACTTTGAAAGAGGTAGAAGAATCAAAAATGATTTTCGAAGTTCAAAATAGGGAGTTACTTGCTTGGCAACAAGACAACCAAAGAATGAGTGTAGAACTTCAACAAGAGATGGCCAAATCAGAGTTGGCAAGAATCCAAGCTGAAGAAGCTAAAACTGCTGCGGTTAATGACTTGGATGTTTTACAAAAGAAAAAACAAACCGAGTTAATTGGGAATATTGTAAGAATTGCTTTGGGTGTTATTATATCAATTGGTATCATAACCACATTTATGTATATTTTGGCTTTAGTAATAAACAAAGATACACAAATGATTGGTTCTACTTGGTCAAATATGTTAGGTATATTATTAACTAACGCATTCAGTATAATCGGTACAATAATGGGGGTAAAATACTCAGGAAAAGAGGAAAAAGAGTAAAAAAAAGGGGTCTATTTCGACCCCTTCTTTAATTTACTAAACTTAGCTTCACCTTTATAAACATTTTCTACTTCATAAGCTTGTTTTCCCATTTTTTTGTCATATTTCCATATTTGGATTATGTCTCCGTGGTCAATAATAACTTCTGATTTAGTGTTTTCTGTTGTTGAAGGTTCAGGATTTAGTTTTTTTGCCATAATTAAATAATTGCTTCAGTAAGTTTTTTTGTAAGATTCAATTCATAAGCTCTTGCCAATCTTGTAAGACCACAACCCCATCCGAATCTTGGGAAGAAATCCAAAGATAAGAAATGTTCTAGTTCTTTTTCTACTCTTTCCTTACCAAATAATTCAAAAAGTTTTGCTGAGTAGTTTCCACCTTCGATTGTGTAGAACATTTCTTTCATACTTTCTTTATCACAACTTCTTTCAGCAGAACCGATTGTTTCTTGACCGAAAAGGATAACATCAACTTTTTGGAATTTGTCACCTTCACCTTTTTGCATATTCCAGAAAGGATTTGTTCTCAATGGGAAGTTTTGAAGTGAGATAGAATCTCCGATTTCATTCCACATTTTTGTTTCGTGTTCAGCTTCAAGAATTTCTGTTCCGTATTTTTCACAAAGTTCATTATAATCTACAACTGTTGGAATATCAAATCCCAAATATTCTAACATTTCCGCTTGAAGTTTAACCATATCTTCTTTTGTTCCTTTTGTTTCAACTTCAAACATAGGGAAGATTAAGTCGTGACGACCAGGAATCGGGTTGGCTTCTTGTCTATATGATGTTGAGATACAATATACACCAGGAAATTCAGGATTTAGAAGTAATTCATATTCCAACCACATTTGACCTGTTTGTGGTAAAGGCCAAATTTCACCTGAATATTCAAATTTTGTGATGCTATGTGGATTTTCACAAGCGGCAAGGATTGAAAGTCTTGATTGTGTTGGAACTTCCAAGAAACCTTTGGCTTGGAAGAAGTTTCTCATCTTTTGTACTAACTCGTTGTAGATTTGTGTGTTTTTCATTTTTGTTATTAATTTTGTTTATTGGTTTATAAAAAAAAGCCCCCTAATAATAAGGGGGTTATGAATTAAAAATTGTATATGTTGTTTAGATTGATGTCCATTTTTTTTCTTTTAGGAATAAATACGATAAGATTTTAAAAAAATCAATTTTTTTATAAAAATAATAAAAAAAATTATGTTTTGTCATCAAAACTGACAATTTGTCAGGTTAAAAAGGTTTGGATTAATTTTTTATAACAAATGTTTGTGAGTAGAATTGACTACATAAAAAATAAACAATATAATTCAAACAAAAACGAACAAAATATGAGTAAAATTATTGGAATCGATTTAGGGACTACAAACTCGTGTGTAGCCGTAATGGAAAATGGAGAACCAATTGTAATAACAAACAATGAAGGTAAAAGAACAACCCCTTCAATCATTGGATTTGTTGACAATGGTGAAAGAAAGATTGGAGACCCAGCAAAAAGACAAGCTGTAACCAATCCTGACAAAACAATTTATTCAATCAAACGCTTTATGGGCTCAAATTATGACGAAACCAAGTCAGAGGTTAAGAGAGTTCCTTATAAGGTCGTAAAAGGGAAAAACAACACCCCAAGAGTAGAGATTGATGATAAACAATTCTCACCTCAAGAAATCTCGGCAATGGTGTTACAGAAAATGAAACAAACTGCTGAAGATTATTTGGGACAAGAAGTAACTGAAGCCGTTATCACAGTACCTGCTTACTTCAATGATGCTCAAAGACAAGCAACAAAAGAAGCTGGTGAGATTGCAGGTCTGAAAGTCAAGAGAATTATCAATGAACCAACTGCCGCAGCTCTTGCTTATGGTCTTGATAAGAAAAACAAGGACTCTAAAATCGTTGTTTTTGATTGTGGTGGAGGTACTCACGATGTATCTGTACTAGAATTAGGTGGTGGTGTATTTGAAGTATTATCAACCGATGGTGATACACACTTAGGTGGTGATGACTTTGACAATGCTATTTCTGATTGGTTAAAAAATGAGTTCAAAAACGAAAATGGTGCTTGGAATGATGATTCTATGGCAATCCAAAGGTTAAGAGAGGCCGCTGAGAAGGCAAAAATTGAATTATCTTCATCTCAAAGTACTGAAATCAACTTACCTTACTTTATGGTAATTGATAATCAACCAAAACACCTTGTAAAAACACTTACAAGAGCAAAGTTTGAACAAATTATTGATAAATTGGTTGAAAGAACGATTGCGCCTTGTAAATCAGCTCTTAAAAACGCTGGATTGACAATCAATGACATTGATGAGGTTATTTTGGTTGGTGGTTCTACTAGAATTCCCGCAATCCAAGAAGCTGTTAAGAAATTCTTCGGTAAAGAACCATCAAAAGGTGTAAATCCTGATGAAGTTGTCGCTTTAGGTGCCGCAATTCAAGGGGGTGTATTAGCTGGTGATGTAAAAGATGTACTTTTATTGGATGTTACCCCACTTTCACTAGGAATTGAAACAATGGGTGGTGTGATGACTAAATTAATCGATGCAAACACTACAATTCCTACCAAAAAGTCACAAATCTTCTCTACTGCGGTTGATAATCAACCATCAGTTGAAATTCATGTGTTACAAGGTGAAAGACCTATGGCCAAAGACAACAGAACTATTGGTAGATTCCACTTGGATGGTATTCCACCATCAATGAGAGGTATTCCTCAAATCGAAGTAACATTTGATATCGATGCAAATGGGATTATAAATGTTTCGGCCTTGGATAAAGGTACAAACAAACAACAAACCATTAGAATTGAGTCATCTTCAGGTTTATCACAAGAAGAAATTGATAGAATGAAGAGGGAAGCAGAAGAAAATGCTGAAAGTGATAAATTGGCAAAAGAAAAAGCTGAAAAAATCAATGAAGCCGATAGTACAATCTTCAATATTGAGAAAACTTTGAAGGATTTGGATGAAAAAATATCTGATGAACACAAAGAAGAAGTTAGAAAAGGATTGGAGGAGTTGAAAGAGGCTAAAAACACTGGTGAGGTTGAAGTTATTAATCAAGCATTAGATAATGTCAATTTGAAAATGCAACAGATAACGCAAGAATTATACAACAATGTTAAAACAGAAGATGAACCATCAGATGGGTTTACAGGTTCAGATGTAGAATTTGAAGAAGTGAAGTAAAACAAAAAACCCCTGACTATTCGTTGGGGGTTTCTTCTTTTTGTTCATCAGTTTTCTTTTCTTTTTGAATTTGGTGGATGATGTAACCAGATATTGCAAACTCAACACCAGCCCACATAATTAGGTCAGTCATAGTAAGGGTTGAGTGTTTTTCCAATAAGAAAAAAATCATTCCCCATTGAGCGATAATGAATGCAATACCTGACTCGATTCTTTTTTTGGAAAAAAATGATTCTTTTGACGAATACATATTTGTAACCTCTCTAATTAACCATTTTATATTTTCCCACCCAAAAAATAGTTTGTTTTTCATAGTAGATTTTAATTATAAATAGGATATAAAAGAAAAAGAGGACGTAGCGATGTCCTCTTTCTTTGTTGCCATAACAGCAAACGGTCCTAATAGTCCTCCTAAGAGGTTAGATTATTTACCTTTAGCTAATTCAAGAGCTCGTTTCAAATACTCTTTTGTTCTTACTGAAGGTGTTAATTGGTCGTCTTTTGTTTGAAGGGCTAATACTTTCTCAATATCCTTTACTAACTCAGTTCCGTGTTCATTTTCTTTATATAATTCTATTATTTTATCCATAGCTTTATTACACTGACCAGAGGTTTCATCATAATAGTTTTTATTTCTGAATTTATTAAGATTGTGCATCATATCATAAGCTAAGTGAGCGCCACCATCTTTTATATCCTTTAGTACTCTTAGATTATTCAAAATACCTAAAGTATCAACAAAAGAATACACTCCCTTTTTTCTTTTGGATACTCCTGGTGCATAATCTACATATTCGTCAGCTTTACCAACTATTTCGTCCAATGGAATTGTATTCTCAGGTACACATCTAGGTTTGTTTTCCTTTTCTTCTTGAGGAGAACCAGTTTCACTAACTATTTGTTCATTAATGAGTCTTTTAAGTTGTGATTCTGTTATAGTATATTTTTTCATTTTAAGTATTTTTTCTTTATAAATATCTTGATAATAAAATAAAAAAAATCCCTATAATTTAGGGATTATTCTTTTTCATCTGTTGTATCTTGATTGATTTCTTTTGATGTAATATTATTGTATAACCACAAATCAAAAACTAAGAAATATATCCACCAAGTTAATAATGATATTGGATAACTCTCAGGGTATGAACTGGTCATCCAAAACAAAAAAACAAGTTTTGCAAAAATAAAAATTCTTAGTGTAGTTAAAAAGAATGAATAGAATTGTAACATATTTTGACTTTTTGATAAAACTAATAATTTTTATTAAAAAAGTCAAAATTAAATTCCCCATTTACTTCTTATATAATTGAGAATTTCCCCTTTAGTTATTTCCTTGTCGTTATTTTTATCGAAAGGTTTATTTTGTTTTGCAATTATAGCTCTTTTCCTACTTGTGTCACCCAAGACATAATTATCAGGTTTACCAACAGCAGCAGGGTAAAAAACTAATAGATATGCTTCTTCTGGTGATGAAATTAAAGGTATTAAATTTCTATGTTTGTTGTAAAATTGTTCTACATATTTGAGTTGTTGTATAGCCGACATATTTTTCAAACTATCAACAGATGTACCTAAACTCTTTGCAGTAAATGGCATAAACTGAATCAATCCTGTCGCTCTTGACATAGGATTTTGAACCGATGGACTCATTTTACTTTCGAAGTACATTGTGGCCAATATTATTTTATAATCCAAACCAACATTTTTACCAACTTCTTTTACTTTTTCCAAAAATTTGTCTCCATGTTTTTCAACTGCGAATTTTTCGAATTTATTACCACTCAAACTCGATGTACTTCCTAAAGTACTATCTAAGCTTTCACTTTTTGTTGTAACAACTTTATCTAAATCACTAGAATCTATTCCTCTTTCGGCTAACAAGTTTTTCAGTAAATTAATGTCATCAGTTGTAATTTCACCTTTTCTATTTGAACCTTGATCAAACCTAAAATTATTCAAAGAGTAAGTAAACTCAGGACTTTCCGTACTACTAATACCCCACTCTGGTTTTGAGTATCCTAATATTTGTAATGTTTTATGTATCAATGGAATATTCTGAGACGATAGGGTATCAAAAACTTTATCTGGTTTTGTTGATGGAATTGTTTTTCCGATATAATTCTCAATATGACTTTTCATTATTTGGTGTTTACTAGAACTTGGGTGTAAACCATCTGTAGTCCAAGTTTCATCACCAACTACACTCGGAATAATAATTGCTTTAGAAATTGATGAAAGTTGTTTTTGAAAATCGGCCATTCTGTCTCGACCTTTTAACATACAACTTTTATTACAATATTTGGTTGGTTTCAATTTTTTGTCTGATGAAACTGAATCAACATCATAACCTTCAAAAACATATGGTGTACCACCTTGAGCAACAACTAAATCAACCATTTTTTGAATATTACCTAATGCTTCATTAGGACTTACTAATGAAAACATATCGTTAGTACCACCATAAATGAATACCAAATCGTATTTCTTATTTTTTAGTTCATTTCTAAGTGAATCTAACATCCAAGAGGTTCTTTTTCCACCTTTTGACAAATGTGTACTATTCCATTCAGGATGGGATTTTGCAAGAAGATAATTCCAAGTGTAATCCGGACCAGCACTCAAGCTATCACCAACGAAAAGAACATTCAGTCTTCGTGAATCACTTTCAGATAGAAAATTTATGATTTTTGAAAGTTGATTTTCTTTCAATATTATTCGCATTAAAATAATTTTCTTTATAAATATAGAAAAAAAACGATTTAATTTTAATTGTTGGAATATAATATTTATAATAAAAAGACATGGAAACAAATTTGGATAATCTTATCAAAAAAGTATTGAGAGAATCATTAAACCCTCCTATGAAATTAACTGAACCTTGTATGATTTCTGAGGATTTGAAGTACCATTTAGAGAATAGAATTTCATTAAATGAAAATGTCTTTAGAATATATTCTGACAAATATTTTAAGTTAATTAATGAAGTAAGAAACTTATATATTGATGGTAAAATAGAATTGAATGAAGAAGACAGTTGGTTGGTTGAGTCTAACTTGGGTAAAAAGGTTTTATTAGAAAATGGTGATGAGGTTTGGTTAGATGCCCCAATGTATGAGGACGAAGTTGAGGAACTTTTGTTCGAAGCCAAACATCACGGAAAAAATGTAAAATTGAATTCTCCATTCAGAACACCTGGTGGGCCTAAAAAGTTTGCTGTATATGTTAAAACACCAAAAGGTACAATAAAGAAAGTAACATTTGGTGACCCTAATTTAAGGGTAAGAAATAGAAATCCGAAAGCGGCAAAATCATTCAGAGCTAGACACAAATGTGAACAGAAAAAAGATAGAACAACTCCAGGTTATTGGAGTTGTAATGTTGGAAGATATGCAAAAAAATTAGGATTAAAGTCGAGTTCAAGTTGGTAATGGAAAAACTTCCCTTTATTCAAGAAGTTATTGGTGATAAAAGATTAAGAATATTTTCCCCAAATGTTGATGATGAGGAATTGAAATGGCATAGGGATAGAGAAAATAGATTGGTCGAGGTATTGGAGGGGGAAGATTGGTATCTACAAATGGATGACGAATTTCCCAAAAAATTAGTCGTTGGTGAAAAATATTATATACCTGAAGGTGTTTATCATAGGGTGATAAAAGGTAATCAAGAGTTGAAAGTCCTGATTACCTTTGTCTGATCTTACTTATTATATCTTTTTAACGCATTTTCAGTTATAAACACATATTCGGTTTCTTTGAACTCCTCAAGAGTTCTGGAGTTAGTATAAGACATTGCTGATTTTAAGTAATCCTCTAAGTTTTCAATCCACTTATCCAAAGTATACTCAACCTTGTTATATTTTGTGATACCTTCGGAAGTTATTAATTTATCCTTTCCCCATTTTTTTTGAACTTCTTTTGTACTCATACCCCTAAACTTTTTATACATAAACTTTCTAAGAAATTTGAAGTTATCCCAAACATATTTGGAAGTATTTTCATTTAAGGGGATGACTTTACCTAAATAAACAGGTGAACAAGATTCTAATGTTTTATTTAACACTCCCCCTAACATAACATAATCAGCACCAAGGGCTAAGGCTTTGATTATATCATCATAGTTTCTAAATCCACCATCGGCAACAATATTTGTACTATATTTTCTTTTCTTTTTGATGTTACTACACTCTGATATTAATGAAGCCATTGGATAGTGAACACCTGTATTTGCAGAAGTTAAACATCCTGAACCACCACCAATACCCACTCTAATGAAATCGACACCAAGTTCTGCAAATAATTCATAAGTGTTTGGATTTGCGATATTTCCAATCATTAATTGGTGATTGGTTTTCATATTTTCAACAAAATATTTACACAACTCATATAGTTTTTCCATATGACCATTAGCAATATCTATTAATATTTTTGTTCGAGTTAGTTCGGCACCATAGGTTTTATGTCGATTTATCATCAATTCGAAATCTGATAAGGATATTGACCAAAATGTATTGTCGTAATATGGTTTTTCACCTCTGGGTAAACATACCTCAAGGTTTTCATCTAAAAATATTT